TTTTTGTTCTTCCAATGCTTGTTTTAAACTTTGAATTTGTGTCTTAAGATTGAATTCTTGCTCTTTAAGCGTAAATTCCATTTGCATTTTTTGACTCTCAAGTTCTAATTTTTTAAATTCTAATTGATTCTTTTCATGGGACATTTGAGCTTTTAATATAGAATCTTCCATCATAACTCGTGCTGGATCAAGTGGAGGTTCAGGAGGAACACCAGAGTGTTCAGCTGCTTCTTGTATTTTTATTTGAGCAACAGAGACAGCTAGTTGATTTTGTTGTTCAGGAGTAATTTGAGATGGGTCTTCAGGAGGAGTCATATTTAGTTTAGCATATATATCTACCATATATTTCATTGCTTCATGCTTTGCTTTTAAAGCTTGTGCAATTGGTATATTAGGATTTTGTGGATTAGCCTGCATCCACAAGTCAATAATGGTAATATAAGCCTCATGATCTTGCCAAACAGCAGCATCTACAGGTTCTCCCTGAGTAATGGCCATGATTGTAGAAACAGGATCCATAGCTTGAGGTTGTTGTTGCTGATCTTTTTTAGGGGATAATAATTTATTTATTTCCTCTTCTGATAACCCAACATTTTTATAAAAGTATCTAAATACGGCTTCCATATTATGGATATCAGGCGCTGTCTGTGCTTTATTAATTACAATTTCACTAACAAGAAATCTATGGGCAGAATTTTGTTTAGAAGGATCAGAGGAAGCTTTAACTTGAATTTCAACATTAAAATCTTCTTTCATAATTACATTTTTGCCACCAGGAACCATGAAAGGATATGGTTGGCCTACAGGTAACCATTCTGCAAATCGGTCATTGAATAATTCAAGTTCCCTTGTAAAAGATTCATGAAAGTTTTGCATGATGGCATTGGGTATTTTATGTAAATTTTCAAGCATCAAAAGAACTGAACCTTGTGGTGCCCTTGGTGCTACATCAGTAATTTTTTGATTTATAATTGCGCTTGGTTTTCTAATATTATCTTCAATTTCATTTTTTAATGCCAAAAGAGCTGCGCTCGGTTCTTTATATGGCAAAGATTCAATAGCTTGTCCTACTGGTATTCCCCCCGTTTGAATGGGGACAAATTCACCAGGAGCAGGTCTAAGGTTATTATTCTCTAATCTTATTCCTGATTGATAGACACCTCCTGGAAAATTTGCATAAGTACCAGCATTAATAAGTTGCCTTGTTAAACTTGTTGCTGCTTCTGTTAATCTTCCTGCATAATTAACAAGGCCATAACCTTCGCCATCTAGAGAAGGTAAAAGGCTATAATTAACAAAATATTCTCTTTTTATTTTAAGGAAATCATTTTCTTTCCAGTTACGGCGTATAGATAAAACTTTTCCTGATTTTGAATCAATAGAAATAATATAAGGTAAAGGAATATCATATTTGGATGCTATGTAATCACCTTTTATTCTATAATTAACATGGCATTCATATATTTTATAACCATTATCATTATAATTTTTGCTTAATGATTCATATCCCGATAATTGATTAAGTTCTTCTTGAATAACATTAGAATCGTTATCTTGATTATCTTGTTTCATTATATTTATGTCACGATAAATTTCTGACATAACTCTTATTCGATATTCTCGTTCATTAATTTTTAATATATGTGTTTTTCTATTAGAAGCTAAATGTGAAGAATGTTCTCTATTAACTATAAAATCTTCAATAGGTATAAAATTTGAAACAGGTCTACCCAAAACAGGACATATATATACTTTTTTATAAGCTGAGCCTGCAATTGTAGCCCAAAATATAGTTCTTATAGCTTCTTTTCTAAATTCTTTTGCAATATTATCGAAATAATAATTAAAGAATGATTTTTTTCTAGAAGCTATATCTTGTAATTGATCATTTGCTTCGCCCAATATGATTGTATCCACCATATTATCGCTTGGGAATATAGAGCTTTTTGCCGATGCAATTAAATCCAATGCAGATTCAAACATAGCAGATGAGTAGATACTTGTTGCCCCCTTAAATGGAAGATCTTCTTTTTCAGATTCAGATGTTAAAGTTAATCCAAGATATTCAATAATTTTAGCAATTGATTCAAAAAATTGTTCCTGGCTTGATATATCCTCTTCTATTGATAATTTTAATGAATTACCAATATCTCTCAATTCATTTTCATCTAAAACGAGCGCTAAATTTTCATCATGTTTATCTGGATTTATTCTATTTGGATATAAAGATGATTCATCTTCATTTGGACCTACAACGGCAGTCCCATCAGGAAATCTTATTATAGATGATTGTTCATTTTGTATTAAGCTTGGGGAATCATTTTGGATATCCTCATTTGATGGTGCTGTAAATATTGTTTCTGAAATTAAGTTTGTATCATTAGGAATCATTTTTATAAATAAACTACATAAATATTATTTTAAAACCTCGATCTAGGATTTGTTCTTTCATCAAGAAATGGTTTTGGATGTCTTGGATCTGTTTGTTTATACAAAGATGCCATATATTCTTGACGTTGCTTTTCAGAATCATAATAATCCCTTTCAGCATCATCAATTTCCTTGTCTCTGATCATGGCAATTTGACCGCCTCTTTTTATAAGATAATCTTCTTCTTTTGTTCCAAAAGGAGACAATTCATATTGCCTAATTAATTCAGGGTATTCTCGGGCATCTAAAGGTTTCCAACCTCTATCTAAAGCATCAAAATAATTTTCTTTTTGTTCTGTATTTCCACTACTATAAACAACAAATCCAAGTACTTTTCCAGAATCATTAAGCTTTTTAATTACATTGGCTGGTAAGTTAAATCTACTTCCTCCTCCAAATACAATAGGGGATCGTTCATTTTCTGTTCTTGTTTTTCGAGATGTTGTTATTCTAGATGATAATCTTGTTTCATTAGAGTGATTTGATTGCCTTTCCCTAAATGGAGGTAATGGTGTTATGTCTGGCACTTCATCAAGGTTATTAGATTTTTTTGCATTTTCTTCCATATTATTTTCCTACTCTATAACAAGTTTTTGTGAACCTTGAGGGTTTTGAAATCTTTTAGCTTCTGCATATCGTCTTACTGCTTCATCACCTGTAGCATATTTTCCATTTGGTAACTTAATTTGCAAATTTCTAGCTATCTTATATTCATCCTCGGATAATGACATGTGTTGCCTAGTATTATTTGGATTTCTGGAGATATATTGATCAGCCATTGATGAACCATTTCTGCTAACAGGAGCAACACTATAAGATTGTGAATCCCTGGGCATCTGATCTTGGTCATTCTTTTTTACGGAATACATTTGCGACATTAAATTATCTATAGAGTCAAAATAAGCAGGGGTTCCAATAAATTCAGCATTACCATTATATCTCAACATTTCATCAAGTTCATTTGCTAATTGATTTGCTTCTTCCCTTAAACGTGGAGAATAGTTACTGGATTCAGGATCAGCCCACGTATTTTTTTCCAACCATGAATCATAAGCCTCATTAATAGGTTCATTATATCTTATAGTTGGATTTGGATATAAATTGGTGTGAGGGTCCTGATATGAATTGTAATTAACTGGACTAATATTTTGGTTTTTTAATTGGGATTTATATAAACCATAGGTTGACTGGTCGGCTGTAACTTTTGCTAATTCTTTAGAAAGTGCTATTTCTTTATCAACATCACCTTCTTCTTTGGCAAATTTAAGCTCACTTAAAATGGCTTTTTCCCTGGTATGCAAATTGTTTTCATAATAAGCATTTTTATATTGTTCATTTTGTTCCAATAAAGCTTGTTGGTCAGCTAATATTTGTTCCTGCTCTTGAATTCTATTCATTAACTCTTGAGCCTTAGCTTCCATTACATTTCTTTCATATGTAATTTGATCTATTCTTTTTTTTAATCCGTCAACACTTTTCCGTCCTTGCTTTTTATATGTTTGTTGTTCGGTATTATCTTGTTGGATTTCTCCTGGCGTTTCTTCAACAGGAGAATCCCCAACATTAATAGTTGGTATATCTGTAATTCCAGATGTATTTTCTGTTTGGAATCCAGGATCGACAATAGTTTGTTTATATTGTTCTACTTTATCTTTAAATTCGCTCATTTATATCGCTCTAATTCTGGAATTATTTTTCCTAAATCTGATTCTGATAATGTTGCATAAATTCTTTCATCATTTATAAAGTAACAAAGGTTGTTATTTATATTAACTTCATCTCTTTCATAAGATGAATAATAAACCCAATCACCAATTTTACAATAGGGTGAGCCACCAAATTTTTCGAGCGGTTGATATGCTTGTGGGCCCATTTTTAAGACAAGCCCTATATTGTAGGCACGTCTTTCCATATTCCTCATTTTTTCAGGCAACATTATGCCGCCTTTGGTGGTTTCAGGTAATTTAATAGCTCTCAGCAGAACTCTATAGCCATGAACATTGAGATCTATGCCTATTTCTTTTTTAATTAAAGATTCTTGCATATTACTCAGTCTCGATAATCGAATTGTTGCCACCTTGATCATAGAAATCATTTAATACTGTATCTAGGGAATTGGCTATTCCAATTAGGGTGTCATGGATTCCCCCTATTCTTTTTGCTTCTGTGATGGAGTCATAATTAGCTGAAAGAAGGTTCCCTTCATACTTTTGAGCTTCCTTTGTGAGTGTTTTCTTGAGGAAAGTGCAGAAAGATTTTGCGTCCATTTTTTTTGTTCTCCATAATTGTAGTTTTCTATTGACTTCATAGCATAACATAGAGTATCAGGATTACAAGAGAAATATATGATGTTTCTTTAAGAATAGTAGTTGAGAATCCTACCTATTCTTTTCTGGAATTAAATATTCCTGAACAGATTTCTCTGGAACGTACAATGGAAACGTGCGTTTCCTCCTGGGACATACCTTCCCTGAACAGATTTCCTAAAAAAAAATAATTTAACAAAACTATTCTTTTAGAGGAGAGGTTCAATGTCTTATGGGCAAAACCAGCCATGGGGTTTAATGGCAATTAAAACAGTTAATGGGGCCACATGGAATGGTCAAACCAGTCAATATTTTATTCAATCCGGATATCCAAATAATATTTTTAAGGGCGATCCAGTTTATTTGGGTGACGACGGGTATATCCATAATTTGTCTGATGTGGGGGCAGGTAGTATAGGTGCTCATCAAATATTGGGCGTATTTAATGGCTGTTCTTTCCAAACTTCAGTTGCAACAAATCCGATTGATCCAGCAAGTCCAGGCAGGTCATATTGGCCAGCTGGTACAAATACATTTAATAACATTGATGCTGTTTGCGATATTATTGATGATCCTAATGTAATCTACAATATTCAATCTGATTCTGCTGGTGTTCCTTTCAATGCACAAGGATCAACTGCCGCTATTGCTTATACGTTAATATCTCCTAGCCTTACAAATCCAGCTGGTAATACCAATACTGGATCATCTTTAGTTGTTCTGAATACTGGTACATTTAATGTTGGAGTAAACGTCAAAATACTTCGTTTTGTTCCGGTTTCTGGAAATGTTCCTGTTGGAAATGGTACAAATCGTGTTCCTTATAATAATGTAGAAGTAATTATTCAGAATCATTCATTCGCCTCACGGCCAGCACCATATTAATTGGGTAAAAATAGGAGATAAATTATGGCTTTAATTAATAGAAGTAATATACCCACACTGTTACGTCCAGGACTTGCAGCGGTTTTTGGAGACTATAATGTTTATCCAGCTCTTTGGAAAGAAATTTATAGTCAACATAAATCTGACAAAGCTGTTGAATATGAAATGGAAATGCAAGGTTTGCCATTAGCACAAATTAAAGCTGATGGATCTCCTGTAGCTTCTGGAACTATGCAACAGGCGTATGAAACAAGTTATGTTAACCAGTATTATGGAATTTCTTTCCAGATTACTCGTGCAGCAATTATGGATAACTTGTATCAATCAGAGTTTCCACAACAAGCTATGCAGCTTCGTAATTCTTTGGATACTCTTAAAAATGTCAATGCAGCATTTATGTTTAACAATGCTTTCACAGCTGCATCTACTGTTAGTGATGGCCAATCCCTTTGTTCAACTGAACATCCAATATCAACGGGAACACTCGCCAATACATTTGCTAATGGTGTCCAATTTAATGAGGCTGCTGTAGAAGATGCCATTACATTAATTAAGTCATGGGCAAACGTAGCTGGTATAAAAATTAATATGAATTCCATCAAAGCTCTTGTTCCTCAAAGCAGGGCATTTGATGCGGCTCGTATTTTTAAATCTGAATTCAGGGTTGGTACTGCAAATAATGATATCAATGCTATATTTCATGATAAATATATGCCTGGAGGATATGTCGTTAACCAATTTATTACAAATCCTAATTATTGGTTTATTTTAACTGATGAGGTTAATGGATTTAAATTTTATTTGCGAGAAAATTTAGATATTGATTTTATTACGGATGTGGTTACAGATAACGTAACTGTTAGGGCGATTGAGCGTTATTCTTTTGGTTGCTCAAATTGGCGTGCTGTATTTGGTTCCACTGGTGCATAATTAGTTTTCCATATTTTATTTATAATAATATTGTATGAAAAATTTTTTAAATTAAGGAGATTTTCAATGTCCAGCAATATACCATTAGGTACTTTCTTCGAGGATGGCGCTAGGGCAGGTCCTTTATATTCAGGCCAAATACCAAGTAATTTATTGCCTTTTAATCCAACACTGGATTTAAGTTATAGTGCATATTCCAGTTATGGCCCTGGTATTCTTTTTAGTGCCCAAAACACATGGAATATAACTCCTGCAATAACAGGTAATGCTAATATTGTTGCTAGCACAAATGTTATTGCTAATATAGATAATATAACTTTAACGGGAGATAATATTGCTACAAAGCTTATTTCTCAAAGCAATTCGCCTACTTATGTTCAATTTGATTGGCCAAGAGTTCCTACTGTAACAATAAGCGATAATAATTTAACAGCCCCACTCATAGTTACTATTTTTGGATATGATTGGTATGGGAATCCTATGCAACATTCCTATACTGTCCAAAATATAGGGACTTATCCATTAATTTCTAATGGTATTTTAAGTGTACCTGCTAAAGCATTTTATTCTGTTTCACGTGTATCTATTAGTAGTGGTCTTACCAATAACGCAGTTTTGTCAATAGGGGCAGCGGATATTTTTGGTTTGCCATTCCTGGTTAACAATGCAGGTGACATAACCTCGATTGGATGGGGCAATAGTTCAGATTTACAAGATAACAATGCTGTTATTACTTCTCCCCCTACAGGTATTGCTACATTAAATGCCGGAACTGTAGATGTTATTCTTACTTCTGTTGGAGTTAATAGTAATATACAAGTAACAAGGAATACACCCGGAGGGGCATTAGGTAACCTTTCTGTGCCATCTGCTAGTGTAGTAGCTGGTCAAGGTTTTGTCATTAATTCAGATAATAACAAAACCTTGACCAG